GTGTTCAGTTAATAGGTAGCGTTAGGTACAAGGAGTAGATATGGCAACTTTTACGAAATTGGCTTTGCAGCCTGCTGGTACTACGGGTACTGGGTTGGGTATTAAGGTTGCGGCTACCGCAACGGCTGGTACCGCAATCCACACTGCTTCAACCACGACTACGACCATTGATGAAATCTGGTTGTATGCGGTAAACACCAGCACATCGTCAGTGAAACTGACGATTGAGTGGGGCGAAGCAACTGCACCTGATGGCAACATTGAGTTGACGGTTCTGCCCGAGGCTGGTCTTGTGACGGTGATTCCGGGACTTGTGTTGCAAGGTAATGCGACCGCTAAGGTTGTGCGTGCGTTTGCTGCTTCTGCGAACGTTGTTGTTGTTCACGGGTTCGTCAATCGTATTGCGGTCTGAGGTTTAGCCGATGGGTACGGCTCGCCGTCAACTTGGGTATGTGTCGTCGCTGACGACGCAAACCTCATTCGTTGAAACATACGGAACTGCAACAGGTGGAAGTTCTGCTTCTCGCACCATCGGTGGCGTGAACTATACGGTTCTAACTTTCTCATCTGATGACAACCTTGTGGTGTCTAAGGCTGGTTTGTTTGATGTGCTGCTGTTAGGTGGTGGCGGTGGTGGCGCAGGTGCGTCAGGTGGAACGACAGGCGGCGGTGGCGGTGCTGGTGCGCTAGTTGGTTTTGCAAGCACAACGACCATCTATCTTGCTGCTGGAACCTACGCAGTTGATGTTGGTGCTGGCGGAACAGGTGTCAATAATAATGGCGTAAGTTCTGCTGGCGCATCGTATATCGCAGATAAGATTTCGGCGGCTGGTGGCGGTTGTGGTGCGACTTGGGAATACGGTGCATTCGGTCAGGCTGGTGGTTCTGGTGGTGGCGCATACCGTACGGGTGGATTGAGCATTGACGAAACTTTTGGAAATGATGGCGGTACGGGTACAGGAACTTTTGGTGGCAGCGGTTCATCTGGCGGTGGTGGTGGTTATGCATCGGCTGGTGGCAATGGAAGCGGTTCAACAGGCGGTGCTGGCGGAAACGGAATAGATGTTTCATCGTGGGGAACATCGGCAAGCACAGACAATGTTGCCGCTGGCGGTGGCGGTGGTGGTGATGGCGTTGGGGGTGCTGCTGGAACAGGTGGTGTTGCTGGCAAGGCAAGCGGTCTTGCCAATAACGCAACTACGGCTGGTTCTGGTGGCGGTGGCGCAAATACCACCACAGGCGGGAATGGTGCTGCTGGCAAAGTTTGGGTGAGGTTCAAGGTATGAGCGAGCCAACTACATTCGCCAAAGTTGAAGGTGGCATCGTGACCGATGTTCATGTTGTTACTTGGGATTTCCTTGTTGCCAACCCTGACCGCTACGGTGATTCATCGTTGTGGATTGAATGTTTTCGTGATGGTTCTGGTCGTGGCTACTGCTCTAAAGGGTGGCTATATGACGCTGAACTTGACAAGTTTGTTCCACCGTTTGTTGATATTAGTGAGGTAGCGGAATGACTCGTTCATACATGGGTTATGTCTCATCGCAGACAACTGACAGAGTTACCGCAGAAGCAGATGCTCCAGCGACAGTTGAATATTTGATTATTGCTGGTGGTGGTGGTTGCGGTAATCCAGATAACCCATGGACATATGGTGGTGGCGGTGGAGCAGGTGGTTATCGCACTTCGGTATCTGGTGCAACATCAGGAGGTGGAGCATCAGCGGAAACCGCAATGTCCATTACGAAAGGTGTTACCTATACGGTGACTGTTGGTGCAGGTGGTGCGCAACACACGAGTGGAACTGACTCATCTGTTTCTGGTACTGGTTTAACCACAATTACTTCTGTTGGTGGTGGTCGTGGTGGTGGTTGGACTGGTGGAGCAACGGGCGCTAGCGGTGGTTCTGGTGGTGGAGGTCGTGGTTATGACGCTCAGGCTGGTGGAGCGGGAACTGCCAATCAGGGATATGCGGGTGGAACTGGAGAATCTAATACGGGTGGTGGTGCTAGAGGCGGAGGAGGTGGAGGTGCTGGAGGTGCTGGAGGTGCTGGTAGCGGTGGCGGCACTGGTGGTGCTGGTGTTTCATCTTCCATAACTGGAACCGCAATTACTCGTGCGGTTGGTGGAACGAGCAATGGCGAAATAACAAAAGCAGTTAACAGTGGAAGTGGTGGCGACGGTTCATATTTTGGAACAGTTCTGCATCGTTCTGGAGCAAGTGGTGTGGTTATTTTCCGAACACCAGATACTGCTCCAGTAGCGACTGTGAATGGTGCGTTGGTTACTCAAACTGGTGGTTTTTACATTTACACATTTAACGGCAGTGGCACTATTAGGTGGGGTTCGTAATGGCACATTTTGCTAAACTTAACTCCGATAACATTGTTGAACAAGTTATTGTTGTGACAAATGATGTAATTGGTGGTGGAAACTTTCCTGAATCAGAACCTATTGGTCAAGCATTTATTGCAAGTATCGGTCTTGCTGGAGAGTGGAAACAAACTTCTTTTAATGCGAACTTCCGTGTTAAGTACGCTGGTATCGGTGACCGATACGATGCTGAACTTGATGCGTTTGTTGCACCTGTTGAGGTTGCAGATGAAACTGAATAAGAAACAACAAGCCGCCCTACAATCATACGCTCGCAGCGCACTTGCTGCGGTTGCTGCTGTCATCGCTACAGGTAACTGGAATCCCGAGGACATCTTTAAGGCTGCTGTGATTGCGGTGTTGCCTCCTGTGTTGCGTTGGGTGAACCCGAACGACAAGGCGTTCGGCAGAGTCAAGAAGTCCCGATAGTATTGTTCACACGCCGAATGGCGTGTGCTAGACTGGAGGAATGATGAAATTGTTGCTTGCTGCTATTTTGGCGGTGACACCGATGGGCAACCCAGAGGTGCGCCGACCCCGACATTGCCCCGAGTATGCCTCGCTGGTTACTTATGTGGGGTTCCCTATTGACCAGAGGAGTGAGGCGCATCGTATTATGCACCGTGAATCACGGTGCCTACATCATGTGTTTAATGACAAGGACCCTAATGGTGGGAGTATTGGTTTGTTTCAGATTAATATGTTTTGGTGTAAACCGTCCCGCTATTTTTCTGAAGGCTGGTTGCAGCATCAGGGCATCTTGAAAGAGTGTGATGATTTGTATAATCCGTTGACTAATGTTCGTGCCGCCAAGGCTATTTATGACTATAGTGCTGACCGTAATGATTATGGTTGGCAACCTTGGTTGCCATAATGAATATTACGGAACTGCTCCATGAGAAGGAGTGGCGTTTGTGTCGTGGCGCAGACAACGCCACGGTTGACGAGCAGGTTGTTGCGTTTCAACATTTTTGCGAAAACTATTGGCACATCAAACATCCCTCTAAGGGGCGTATAAAGTTTGTGTTGCGTCCTGCGCAGGTTGAAACTGTGCGTACTTGGATGTCGGAACGCTACACGGTTGTTCTCAAGGCTCGTCAGATTGGGTTTTCTACGCTGGCGGCTGCGTATGCTTTTTGGCTGGTGTATTTTTTTTCCGATAGGTTTGTGATTATGTTGTCTCGGACTGAGCGTGAGGCGATGAAGTTGTTGGCGAAATCTAAGTATGGTTACAAGTTTTTGCCGTTTTGGATGCGTGACAAGGGTCCTAGTCAGACGACTGACCATCAACTTAAGATGGTGTTTGAGAACGAGTCGGCGATTGAGTCGCTGCCATCGGGTAGTGACCCTGCTCGTGGTGAGTCTGTCTATGCTGTGTTTGTGGATGAGTGGGCGTTTTTGCCGAATCCCGAGGAGGCGTGGGCATCTATTGAGCCGATTGCGGATGTTGGTGGTCGGGTTATGGGTCTTAGTACGGCTAATGGGTCTGGTAATTTTTTTCATCAGTTGTGGGTTGGCTCCCAAACTGGAGCCAACAAGTTTGCTGGAATTTTTTATTCTTGGGATGCTGATGGTGAGCGTGGCGAGGACTGGTACGAGGACAAGTCACGCAACATGGCTCAATGGCAGTTGCATCAAGAGTATCCCCGTAGCCCAGATGAAGCATTTATTAAATCGGGAAACCCAGTATTTGATATTGAGTTGTTGAATAGTTTGCCAACTTTGGAACCCGAAGTTGGCTATTACCATGAGTATGCTGATGGTTCTCAGTCGTTTATACCATCTGCTGATGGCGAGTTATCCGTGTGGTCTTTCCCTAATCCCGAGGGTGTGTATGTGATTGGGGCGGATGTCGCCGAAGGTTTGCAGCATGGCGACTATAGTTCTGCTCATATTATTAACGCTAGAAATGGTGAAGTTGTTGCGCATTGGCATGGGCATTTGGAACCTGACTTGTTTGGTGAACATTTGGCTTTGTTGGCGTGGTGGTATAATGGTGCATTGTTAGGTATTGAAAACAACAACCATGGTTTGACTACGATTAAGGCTGCTCAACGGTTGGGTTACAAAAATTTGTATCGTACTCGCAGATTGGACCGTATCCGTTCGGATGCTACCGAACAGTTGGGTTGGCGAACCACAACTACCTCTAAACCGTTGATGATTGACGAACTTGTTGCCGCTGTGCGTAACGATGAGATTACTTTGGCTTGTGAGAAAACTGTTGCGGAGTTGCGAACATTTGTTCGCAAATCTAATGGGCGTATGGCTGGAAGTCCTTATGATGACCGCACTATTAGTTTGGCTGTGGCTACCCAGATGCTAAAGTATGTGTGGTTGCCTGAGTATCAGAACCCGAATATTGTTCCCAAAAACAGTTTGATGTGGTGGGAAAACCATATTATGGGTGCCCAAACCATTGATAGGGTGCCTTTGGGGGCGCACAACATTAGGGTTTCTCGCCGTTTCTAGTTTTTAAGGAACGAACCCACCATATTTGTATGAATTTGGTTTGCAAATCCTGCTCTAGGGACTTTATTGTTGACGAAATGCCTCGTCGTGGCGCAATTTGTTTCGGTTGCCATGTAAAAAGTGTTCGTTTGGGGTTCACGCAGGGTAAAGAGGAGTTTCATGGACCGACTATCCGTGAACGGGCTGACCAAGCCATTAA